AACAAACTAAGCCTAGCGGAATCCAGGCTTTGAATTGCGATAATACCGTTAGTTGTTCGATCTAAATCCCAAAAATCTTCAACACCTGTGTCTTTGTAAAATCTGTACTCATAAGTTTTAAAATTACTAGGTTTATCTGTTACACCTGCAACAGTAGCTACTAAATGAGTTCCATCCAAGACTACGTCTATGGCAGTTACAATACTTAGGTTATCTGTTTTACCGCCATTGGTTGCATAGTATATATCGCTCCAAGGACCGCTTACAGTGCCTGTGCTATTAACATATCTTGCACGAAGTTTATAGATTGTAGAAGTTTTTAATGCACTTATGGTAACACTGCCAGCTGACTTGTCTACTTCATACACACCAACCAAACTTGAGTTTTCAAACTCGGCATCACCTAGGACGATCTGTAGCTGAATTTTACGGGCTTGATCAGTTAAACCTGGTGCATTACCAAAACTCACAAGCATAACGTTTTGGTAGATGCCTGTGGAGATTTCTTCACTGATATTGCTGCCACTGGTAGCGCTTAGGATTGTTGGTGATTTGGTAATTGTATTTTGAACACTTGGGTTACTTTCACCACTTATGTTAGCATCATAACTTGGCAACTCTGAGTCCGAATTAGGGTCGAAAGTGTAAATTTGTGGACTATAGTCTGCAAGCGTTAAACGAGCAGTTGTATTGTCTTGTGGTTCTACACTTAACACAATTAATTCTTGAGATTCTTTGTTGATTTCACCTAGCATATATAAGTTGTCTACTTCTACTAATACTCCTGGGGCTTCAGTTAGTGTAATTGTATCATACCAACCACTTGTGGATACTACAAGGGTTTTTAATATACTATCACTACCTGGCACAGTAGTTATACTGTTTACTCTAAAACGTATTTGATATGTTTTGGAGGCGTCTAAGTATACAGATTCGCTTAGTTCAATGTTGGTGCCGCTAATAGCCTTGACACGTCCGCTGCCTGTTCCCCATAGTGTAACATCGTGACTTACACGAACAAGGTCTCCGCGATTACATACCAAATACTCAAAATCGGCATTAAGGGTATATACTTCAGGACGTAGTTTTAGTTGAGCTAAATGCCATCTTGCTAAATGTTTTGCCTGTTGTGCATTTGTAACTCCTGGTAAACTCAGTTCTTCAAAGATTTCTGTTGTCTGTAAAGTTTTACCATAGTTAAACACAAAAGTCTCATCTGCTTGATATGCGCGTAGGCTATTTGGATAAGTAATTCTAAACGCATCTGGTAGTCTAGGTAGCACTTTTGTAGCCTCAAAACCCCAACTATTGTGCGGAGTAAAGTGCTGAGTTATATAAGCACGCGGCTTATCAACAATCACAGACCATTTGCCGTCTACAAAAGTAGGGCTTGCTTTGGCACTTGCACAAATATCTCTTAATACATCCATCACACTCTGTGTTTGCGTTATAACACTGTTAAACTCAAAATTATTGTCATCACAGAACTCATGCCAAGCTTGTAATTCTGGCATGTTTATTTGTGAGTACACGTCTGCTGGTTTAATTCTATACGCATTACCTGGATGTGTTAATACATGTAAGAATAAGCTAGCAGGGTTATTTGTAGTGCGCGGTGTCCACTTCTCTGTGTTACGATCCCAATCTAGTGCAATAGTTTCTACGATTGCATTTATTCCATCTACAGTACCGTTGGCTTTGCTAGTACTTTGAATACGAATAGCAGTTTTTGCCAGGTATGTATTTGGGATTTGACGCATAGGCTTACCATTAGCATACCCAGTTACACTTAGTAAGGAAACTTTGTTGTAATTACGTAGTTCATCAGCAGGTTCAGCAACGTCATCATTGGAACGTCTAACTTGCACTTCATAACGACCTGCTGTTAAGTTTTTGATTTTATATACAAAGTTAAAAGCATCTTTACGTTTGTAGTAAAAGCCAGGGCTACCAAACGTTAGCAATGTGTCTGGTGTCGGTAAATTGTTCAAGCCACCATTTTCTGTGTAAGTAATAACACAAGCAATGCTTGCAGCACCACCACCACTATTTTTACCATAAACACGCACAGGCCAAGTACCTGCTTCTACAAATACCAAGTTACCAACTGTGGATTCGTATCCAGGCTTTGGAATACCCACAGCAAGTCGGTTATCTATATAAACAGCACCCTCGTCATCTGCACTGGCTTCTATGTAATAGTAACCACTATAAGGAAATACTGTTTGAGCAGTACGATTAAATTCTGTTGGATTATTAAATACCCCTGGTGGATTAGGTTCCCAAACACCATTGGTTTTTAAAAAATTAGACCAGCCGCTGTAGCTGCCAGGTACTACTGCTCCAGCAATATTAGTACGTGAATTAAAGATTGTTACTTTTTCGCCAGGATTAGGCTGTTTCACAGTTTGGCCGTAGATTGCTCCGCTGGAAATCATAACCTTTGTACCAGATCTTACCGACTCGCTGTCTATTCCACCACCAACAGTAGTAAATAATGTTTCTGTGGTTAGGTCTAGACCGCCGTAGTTTATATTATCATTTACATAATCTACTGTATCTACTATTTCTCCTTGATATACAGTAACTGTATATAGCTTAATAAATCCACCTGGAATTACCGGGATTCTGGTATAGGTATCCGGATTGGCGTCATTACCCAGCAAGCTGTTATAGCTTCCAGCTTTTAAACTGGCAATTAGATCGGCGCTTGGTTCGCCATTTTGGGTTTCACTGGCAGCTCCGTCAAATCTGCGTATTTCACCAGTGCTTGAAATAGCATAGGTATAAGACTGATATAACGGAACTTTAATGCTGCTAGCATCTTCGCCGCCTGAAACTGCGGTTAATGTATAGCTACCAGTTAAAACATCGCTATAAGCATCCACAACAGGAGTTTGTGTATATTCGCCTAATACATAGGAAGGTCTGGCTGCCCACTCTGGCCATGTTTGAGTTTGTGTGTTATATTTGCGTATTTGAATTTCCACGCCTGCAGTGGCTTCGCGAATTTGTCCTGCGTCCCCGCCACTAACTACTAGTTGACGCATACCTTCTGGAAAACTAAAGGCAATGTCTATGCTAGTTGAGTCTTCTTGTGATAGCACAACGTTTTGCCAAGGATTTCCGTCTTCAGCATTTTTTACCAACAACACGTTTACCTGTTGTTGCTCTACATCACGACCATAAAGCTTGTCAAATTCCACAGTATTGTCTTGCGGAGTACCAGTTAATGTAACTGGCGTAGGTGTTTCTTGTGCAAATTCTTTTTGTGTTTTGTTGTAGTAGTTTTCGATTGGATTAGTACCAACCTGAATATCACTTATTTTTAGCGGACCAAAACCCCAAACAATCAAAAGATTCAATAAACTCGTATCGCTTAGCGTGTCTACATAAGGAGTAGCTCCAAGTACGCCAGTTACGCGCATTTTTCCAAGCACTACAGGAATTGCACCAAAGCGGTTGGCTTGGTTGCTGGCACCTGTAAACATATTAAGTCCAGCTGCACTACCTGGATCTGGTGGTTGTCCGGGCATACGAACTGGGGCGATAGCATTAACTAAGGCCATACCAGCCATATTAACTGCCATAACTGTACCTGCGTACGTAAACCCACTGGTGGCTATATTTGCTGCGGCTGCGGCACCTTCTGCTCCAGCTCCAAAGATAGAGGCATTACCTACAGCAAAGTTACCTGTTTGTATAGCTATATATACAACAGCAATAGTTAACAGTAATCGTGTAGCACTACGTCCTTCTGCAACGGATTTATATGCTACTATTTGATCAGCTTCTAGTACTGTAGTTGCCCACTGATCGCGGGGAATTAGTTTACCATCAACAGTAACTGCCAGTTGAGCTGCAAAACGTTCACTTATTTGGTGTTTGGCATTAACGTAGTTGGCAAAATCCTGTACAGTTGTACCTGCCACTGTCCAGTCGTAGGCAACTTGTGACTTTAATGGATGAGGTAATCCAGCTACACTTACGGTTGTTTGTGCTTTTTCAGTATAAGTAAAAAATCCCTGAAAACGCTTTGACCATTGAGAACTGGCTAGTGATTCAATAACGCTGTCACGGCCTTCGCGAGCATGTAAAAACTTGTTATCACCAACATAAACGCCAACGTGAGCTGGCTCGCCATAAATGTTAAAAAGACATAAGTCACCAGTCTTGCCAACACTTACGCTTTGCCAAGTATCGCGATATTGATTGATTGCTTGTGGAACTTCTGGGCCGTTTGCGTCTGTGTACAGATCACTATAGCTTGGCAGCTCAACATTAAATTCGTTTTTGTAAAATACACAAACTAATCCCCAGCAATCCAAGCCAGTAATATCACGACCTCTAGAACTGTAAGGCAATCCTATATATTTATTATAGTTCATTAGAATAACCCTGGAAAGTACATGGGAATAAAACTATAGCACGGAAATGGTTCGCGTGCTAAGTTAATCATTGTTAGTTCAAAATTAATTGTTTCGGCACTGTAAGTAGCTCCAGTAATATAAAACCCTGGAAATACTGCCTCTACTGTGCTAGGTGAGCCACTTAGTACGAGTTCAATTTTTACTTGTGTAGGTTGCCTAAGTTGCGTACGAATCAGTTCAATTGCTTCGCGAGTAACATATCGCAATGTTAATGTACATGTACCTACACCAGTATCTTGTTCGGAGGGTAAGCCAACTGTCATAGGCAAGAAAACAAAGTCCTGTCCACGACTTGGTACGCCATAGATAACCTCTTCATCAGTTGTTAGGCTAGCTATACGTTGAGTATAGTTGTCTGCAAAACGAAAAACTACTTGAGATTGATCACTAGGATCGTAAATTGTTATCAGCATAATAATGTTCTCGTCGGTTTCTGACGAGAACATTGCGCGTACTGCTGAAGCACTTAGTGTACTAATTCTGCTCATGGTAATATTTCAAATTTTAAGCTTGTTTGCCAGTAGCCAGGCGCTAAATACTGTAGTCGAAAAAATTCACCCTCACTTTGAGGTACAATTCGTACCTCAACCTGAGTGTTTAGTCGAGGGTGTAAAAAGCCAAACCTGCGAACACCTTCAAGAGTATTTTGTACAAAGTTTTCTAGTGTTTGTGTTTGAGCTGTGGTTAGGATAAAACTTAAGTCCATGGTTGATGGGCGCTGTGATCTGCGACGTTGCTTGGCAGGACCAGCATCCATTGGTGAACGAATTACATTAACCCCAGAACTTTCCGAAAACCCCTTTTGGGGGCTTTGCGGAAAGTTGCCGGCTGTTGGCCATTGTGGTATTGCCATATTTTATCTCCTTGCTAGTGCAGG